GAAGGCAATGAAGGCCCACACATTCCTGCTGCCGGGTGGCTGGGTGTTTGTGGACCCCCGCACCGGGGAACGCTGGGCCGACGACGAAGGCCCGCGCGAAAACTTCTGGCGCCCCACACTCAAGCGGCTGGGCATCCGCTACCGAAGCCCCTACGAGACGCGCCACACCTACGCAACCATCATGCTCATGGCCGGCGTGACGCCGGCCTTCGCCGCGCGCCAGCTCGGGCACAGCGTAGAGCAGTTCTTGCGCACCTACAGCAAGTGGATCGACGGCGGGGCCAACGTGGTCGAGATGGCCAAGGTGGAGGCGGCACTCGGGGATAATCCTGGGGATAATTCGACACAACGCAGCGCATCACAGCACAACGCCAAATCGCCCCCTTCCTCGTAGGCGCAACGCAGCGCAACTAGGCGCAACGGCAACAATTACAATGTTGACGGTTCGAGTCCCTCCGGGCAGGCCATGCAAATCAACAACTTAGCGTTGTTGTGGGATTTGCCAGGGATAAAGCGCTGTGGCATACTGGCCGCACTCCCCTCTCCAGGGAGCAGTAGCGCCCAGCGCATCGCAAGCGCCGCGCACGGCCTGCCCTCGCAGGCGCCGAAACGGAAACGGCCGATTCGCCCACGACACGGGCGGCCCTCAGGTGAGCCGCATCCGTGCTGGTGTGCGGGACAACGGGTCGCAACCGTAACGCGGCCACGGCGGATGGACGATGTGGCGACAGGGTTCGATTCCCTGTGCGGCTCACCTGAGGGCCATCAGTTCAGCGGCAGCACGGATGGACGTGCCGCACGGGCAAAGCGAAGGCGCCACCAGCGACAGGTGGCGTGTGGTTGCGGAGGAGATGGGAGTAGCTACCCTGAAAGCCGCAGAAATCCTTACAGGTTCGCTGCCTTGCGTGATTCGTAGCGGGTTCCGATCCCGCCCGCTGAACTGAGGGCCTTCACGCATGCTGATTGCGTCCGACGCTTGGCCGTTCCGTCAGGTAATAGAGAAGGCCGAAGCCAAAAGGCGGAAAAATTCTCAGCCAGTCAGCAGTCGTGAGGGTGAAGGCGAAAGCCTGACGGAGTTCTAGTCCCAGAAGCGAAAGCACTGGACCGATGCGACACAGTAGCCCCGCACGCTTGCGCCGGGGTGAAGGGTCAGGCAGGGCGACTAGCATCCTCAGCTCTTTGACTAGCGGAATGCGCAGGCTGATGCGCGTTGCTTGTACACGTTGCAGATACTGACCATCGGACTGCGAGCCGACAGTTCTAAAGCTGCAAAGCCGGGGATCAGCACCGGCCCGCTAGTCAAAGAGCAAGGAGCGCCTAAGCCCTAGGCTGTGCCACCATCCGCCCCACCATCACAAGCAGTCCCAGCACTGCCGGCACCCTTTCGGCCGGTAGCCCGATGGCCGCAAGAATGGCCGCCTGCTGGTCGACGGGAAGCAACCCCCACGCGATCATCAGCGCGCCAAGCTGTACGGTGATGTAGCGCCAAGCGCCGCGCCAGTTGTCGATCAGCATCACGCCTCCATGTTGGCAACGACACGCAGCACCCAGCCGCGCCCAAAGGTCGGCCATGCTTTCGCGTCGGTGTACGCCTTCAGCCTTGCGGCGCTGAACCGCAGGCGCAAGCGGTCGGCAGGCATATTTGCCAGAGCCTGAAGCGTGCGAGGGCCGATAACGCCGTCTTGCGCTTCTCCAACTGCGCGCTGTAGCGCACGAATCGCCGTCTTGACGCCAGCATTGACGGCCATGTCAAACAAGTCTGCCTTTATGGCATCAGGAACCGCATCACAACCGGCAGGCCCCCAATAGTCACGCAGGTACAGTGCCTTTGCCCGATCCACCGTCAGGGCTCGAATGTCCTCATTGGGGTATGCGCGCTGGCTGATGCCCCAATTTGTGAGCCCGCCAGGATCGCGCGGATCATCAACCAGGCCGCCCTCGTGGCCCATGGTGCGCTCAAAGGCTTGGTCAAAGGTCATCGAAACTTCTCCACCAAGCTCGCCACCAGCACAGCCCCGCCGCCGATGATGGCCGCCGCGCTGCCCAGCTTCGTAACCCAGCCGGCCCAGCGTTCGATAGTGGATGGCACAGACTGAGCCGTCATCCGAGCCTCAAGCGCGCGCAAGTCTTCGCGGGTTGCATACCCCGCTAGCCTGTCCTCAATCCGCTTGATGTCGTCGCGCGTTGCCATGTTTCCGACCGCTTCGACCAATCGCGCAACGTCGCGCCGCAAGTAGTCTAGGTGCAGGTCGAGAACTTCGATCGACGATGCCCGATTGCTCGTGTCGCTCATTTTACCAGTTAGCGGCCAATGCCGCCCCTGTCAGAAGTTGCAGCAAAGGCCAGCGCACCAAGAAGCATCAAGCCCAAAGCGCCGAGGTCGAAATCAAGCCGCGCAGAGCACATGCCCGCCCCTTCAGGAATCGGCCACGGCTCGACGATAAATGCGGATACACAAAGCACCGTCTGCAGCTGATACCACGCACCTACAGCGAGGACGGACAGCAAAAATCGGGATGGCTGAGAAAGCCTGTAAACCGCGGACAAGAGCACAAGCACCAAACAAGCACCAAGAAGTTTTGAAACGTCCCCTCGGTGCTCTGCTGGCGCCAGTGTCCATAAGTGCTCTCTAGCCGCGATGGCTAGCAGCACCTCGATAGCGATTGCGTTACGCGCGTTCACGGGGGCCGCCGCCGCCGCCAGTGTCCAAAGCGGTCTTTGGCGGATCAATCTTGTCGGCGAGTTTGCGGAGGAAAGAGGCAATGGTCTTCATGGCAACCCTTAGTTGATAGGCCAGGTCATCACGCAGGTAAACAGGCCCTTGGTGCCGGTGTTGGTGAACGCGGCGCCGGTCACATCCTTGCCTAGCGTGATCGTCCCGGTGGAATCGACAACCCCGCGCCCGATCTGCGTGGTGCCGTTGTCAATCACCGTGACGATGACGTATTGCGGATTCAGCGGGCGGATCAGCGATGGAATGCCGGTGATAGTGCAGGCCGTGCTGTTGCTGGTGCCGCTGATCGTTTGAGCGAAACAGGTGACGGCGCCGTTTGCCACTTGGTAGCGCCATTGCGCCGTGGGGGTCGTCGTCAGGCCGGTGATGGAGACCTGAAAGCTCGCGTCGTCAGCCCAGGTAAGCGCCGTGGTAGTGCTGTTGTTGTAGACGTTGTAAACGCCGTCCCCAAGTTGCCGACGATGGCCGATGATCTGCGCATACAGCGCGTCAGACTCGACGCGAATGGCGTACCCGGAGCCATCGGCAGAGTGGCAGGTGTTCTGCTCTACAACCGTGTCCCAGCAGCCAGCGCCAGAGCCTGCGCCGATCTTGATGGACGGTACGCCAGTCGAAGAGCCGGCGATGTAATTGAAAGCGATCTTGTTGCCCTTGGCGATTCCAGTCCCGCCGTGAACGTAGACATTTGCCGTCAGCCCGGTCACGCTGCACTCAAGACGGTTGCCCATGACAATGGTTCCGTCAGCGCCTTCGATGTCCACGAACGACAGCACGCCAGCGCGGCCCGAGTCCTCGAACTCATTGTTGATGATCTGGTTGCCGTCGCTGTTCAGGGCAACGTCACGAATCCAGATGCCGCGCAGGTTTCCCCGGAAGCTGTTGTTGTTGATAAAGTTGCCGTTGCAGTCCTGCACCCCGAGGAATCCGACAGCGCATTGCTCAATGTCACAACGGCTCAAGGTGCCGTAATAGCTGCTGGTGTCGCGCGCGCCGGCCGTGGAGAAGCCGTAGATGTGGCATCGGTCGATCTGCCAGAAGTGCGAGGCAAACGGCAGGTCAATGCCCACCGCACCCGTGCTGGTCGTCAGCTTCACGCCCTCGACAATGCAGCGGTCCTTGCCGTTGTAGTCAATGGCCGTTCCGCTGCCGGTGTAGTTGATGACAGTCAGGTCACCATCGCCGAAGAGTCCAGAGCCATCGGCCGCCATCGTGAGAGTGCTGCTGATCTTGTAGCCGCCCGCAGGCAGATAAAGGCACTTGCACAGCGACAGGGCGTTGCCAAGCGTGGTCGCCAAGTCTTGCGAGTAGCCATAGGCCAAGACATCGGCCTTCTGAGCCGATGACAGGAATGCCATCGCAGAGGAGCGATAGGCAAACTTCACCGCGTTTCCTAGGGTGTTGGCCGCGTAGTTGCGCGCCCAATTGAAGCCGATCAGGCTTCCGCCCTTGCTGTCGTCGGTCGTGTCGGCCAGGTCTGCGCGGATGGCGGTGTCTGCCGCCGTTGCCGTGTCGTCCGTGCCGGTTGCTCGGCGGGTCCAGACAGTGACGCCGGCCGCCGTCTTCAGGCAGATGTCATACCCGCCCGATGTCAGGTACAGCGGCGCCGGAAGCTCGCCGCGAGAATTCAGGCCGATGTAAAGCCCGCCCGCCCCGTCGCTGGTGTACGTGTGCGGGACCGACGCAGCAGCGTCCGTGTACGCTACTTTGTGGGTAGTCGTAGACGGGCTGTAGGTGTAGAGTCGATAGCCCGACGCAGGAGCGCCCGTGTCGGTGAACTGTTGGACGCTAAAAACGCCCGAAAGGCTTGCGGTCATGGCAACGACGCTTCACAGCGCTGGTTGATGAGTGATTATCTAACGTACAAGCTATGGAAGGTTGGAATCCTTCTGCTAGTCGTCGCGGTTTGGCAGTTCTGGCGCGGCCTCAATGGCAAAGGGGTTAGCGATCAGCCTGAAGAACCGGGGCAGTCCGGTAGCCAAGCTGGGCAATCTCGGGACTGACCAGCGAGGCAAGAGCGTTGTTTCGGCCTAGCGCGAAGTTGCGCCCGGCTTGGCTGTTCAATAGCGCATTTGCGGCACGGCCAGCGCCAACCGAGGCGCCCAACGCAGCCGGCCCGCCGATCCCGAGCCCAGCCCCAGCGAGGAACACCCGTTGCGCGGCGCCGTGCGGATTCTCGCGGGTTCGCATGAACTGCGCGGCGATATCAGCAAGCTCTTGAAGATCGGCGCCACCCTTGCCGCGCATGTTTGCAAGGCGCGCAGCAGAAATCCCACCTTCCGCGCCATTCCGAGCCAGCCCCTCAAGCGCGAGCATGTTCCGGTACTGGTTGCGCAGCGCCCCAAACTCGGCCGCGCTTTGGGTGCCTAGCGAGTCGTTGAGCGCATCCATCAGCGCATTGCGAAGATCACGCGCATAGAAGGCTTCCGGCGTGTTGCGCCTGCCGATGCGGTCCAGGGTCTTCTTGATGTTGTAGGCCGCCTGCCCGTCGATCTGACCCGCCGCGCCCTTGGTCTGCAACTCGGCAATCTGGTTGCGGATGATCTTGGCTGCGTCCGCGCCTAGCTCGCTGTTGGCTTGCGTCTCGATGTCGGCTAGCGCCGTCTTGAAGCCGGGCGTCATCTTCACCGCGTTGGACTGCAAAACGGCATCGAACTTCGCACCAAGATCGGCGGCGGCGGCGTCAAGTGCCTTGGTGACGTTGGGCGTGTTCTGTCCGACAGTCTTGGAGACTGCCGTATTGAGCCCCTCAGCCATGCGCGCCTCAGTTGCCGCACGGCCAGAGAACGGCACATAGTTGAGCGAAGCGGCAAGGGAGTTCATCGGCCGGCTGTTGACAATCCGATCAGCCGGAATATCAATTCCCAACTGTTGCGCGCGGTCAGCCAGTGCCGCCACTTCTGGCGAGGCCGCGGGGACGGCCTTGCGGATCATCTTGCCGGCTGCGTTTGCCGCCACGCCGACGCCCCGGATAGCGGGCGGCATGGCCGCGCCGACAACCCCGCCGCTGACAGCATCGTCAGGGTTCACCAGGCCGGCAGACGCTGCGCCAGTAATTGCCCCGCCGAGCATCCGAGCCGGCATCGTTCCGCCCGCCATCCCGGCCGTTCGGATGGCCTCCATGACGCCGGGGGCCGCTGCCGAAGCGCCAGGCGCAACGCGGGCAACCGTGTTGGCGATTGCGCCACCAGCCCCTGCGGTGCCGGCAATTTCCGCGCCCAGCTTGCCAGCCTTGAACAAGAGGGATTCGCGGTTGCCGCCACCGATGATCGGCAAGTCTTGGTCTGCAATCGCAGAATCCATCATCGCCCGGCGATCCTGGCCGGCAATGTCGTAGCCATTCACCCGGATCGGCTTGCCATCGTTCAACGCACGCGCGGCGGCATCAATCGGGGCCAGCAAAGTTGCGCCGATGCTTCCGGCCCCACGAACGGCGCCAGCGGCTAGGTTCTTGACCTGCTGCTTTAGCCCGCTGGGCTTTTCGGCAGCCTCTCGCTCAAGCCGTGCGCGAAACTCGAATTCCTCTTGTTCGGTCATCGCTGCCCCTGCTGCCGCTTCCACTCTTGGTAGCGCCGCTCCTTCTCGGGATCGGCGAATGCACCAGGCGCTTGCTTGGTCTTGGGTGCGCCGTTGCCGGCATATCGACTGCGGATTTCTTCAAGCGCGTCAAGGGCGGCCAGGCGCTGCGAGGTCGGCAGCGTTTCGTCTCCGACCTGACCGGCCATGATCCGGTAATTCGCCGTGTCTTTGTCGGACTGCGGGCCTTCCATGCGCGGGACATTGGAAGTCATCCAGCCAGCCAGAGTGCGCAGCTTCGCCGCAGCATCGGCACCATCGGTAGACTTGCCGAAGAAGTTTGCAGCCTTGTCCACCATTGCGCCAGCGCCGCTAGCGGTTGCGCCCGGCAGCAGTTCACGCGCCATGTTGATGGACTCGCCGAGCTGGCCCCATTGCTTTGTGGACTTGGCTGCGTTCTCGGACGGCACGGCCTTGCCATCCATGCCGAGCGCAGGACGAGTCAGGCCGGTGCCCTTGTTCACCAGCAAAATGCCGCGCTCGGGGTCGTTGATGACCTGCGTCTGCTGGCCCTCTTTGGTAATTGCGTTCAGCTCACGCGCCCGCGCATCGGTCATGTCCTGTCCGCGTCGCGTCGTGGCGTTATTGGCCGCGTTGTCCGGGCTCTGCGTGTTCTTAATCGTGCCGGTAGTGGTCGGCATGCCGGTGATCCTGTCCACCGCCTGCATCACGGTGCTGCCGCCGATGTTCGTCGTTTGCAGATGAGGCAGCAGCACATCCCGCGCCTTGTCCGGGTCGCCAATCATCATCATCAGTTTGACTTGCCACTTCGGGTCGCTCTGCACCATGCGGCCGATGACCGTGGCAGCAGGCATCGGCAGCGTGCCATCTGCCACCGACGCATTGATGAGCTGCATCGCGTCCTCGGGGCTGTTGAGCGAGCCCACCGTTTGGAACAGTTGTTTGCGCTGCTCCATCTGCACGCTCTTGCGCTTGTCGGCCGTCTCCGCTTGCGTCTTTTCAGCGTCGATTCGCGCCTTCTGCGCCGCCTGCCCTTGATCCATCAGGTAAGGATTGCGCAGCATGGCCTCTTCGCGTTGCTGCGGCGTGGTGATGCTGGGATCGGACAGCACTGCCCGCAGGGCGTTGGATCGGGCCTGCTTGTCGCGCATGTCGCCAATCTGTTGCTGCATTAGCATGTCGGCCAGCGCGTTCTGACGTTGCGCGCCTTGCAGTTGCACCTGGCGCAGCGCCCGAGCATCGCGCTCGGCCTGCCAGTCCTCTACCGACTTGATGCCGGGGGCGTTGGCAAAGATGTTTTCGCTAGGCATTACCAGCCCTCCGGGTTGTCCCACGATGCGTAGTAGCCGCCGCTTCTGGATGGCGGGGTGTAGTTGCTTGCCGCCTTGGTCAGAGCGTTACCCCACAGCGAGCCGGTGTAGAGCTTTCCAGCGCCAGCCGCGTTGCCCTGCGCCGTGGTCATGTTGCTGATGGCGTTTGCGCTGTTGATGCCAGCGCCAGAGGTTCCAGCCGTGGCCGTCTGACCCAGGCCCGCGATGGCTTGCAGGCGGTTCAGAGAGTCTTGCCGGCGCTGGTACGCATCGCCGTACTTGGTCGTCGCGTAGTCGTTACCGTACCGGGTCGCTGCCTTCATCGCAGCCCCACTCACCCGGCCGCCAGTCGCCGCAAACTTGCGGTCCAGCGCGTTCTGGCCTTGGGTCAGTCCGAACTGATAGCCGGGATCAGCCATTGCATCCGCAGCGGTGACAGGTCGGCCCATCTCGGCCATGAGTTGAGACAGCGCGTTCTGTCCGGCCTCACGCCACGGGGCGTAGTCCGATCGCGTCAGGTCGTACTGCCTGCGCTGCTCACCAATGCCCTCGCGCGTGCTGTCGGCCTGCGTGTTGGATGCGGAGCGCGAGGCATCCGCGCCGATCATGCTCCCAACGATGTCCCCAACGAAGCTCATACGATGTCCCTTATGCGTCCAAGCCACTCGACGTCATCGCCGGGGCCAATCTCCGTCTTCGTCCCGCGCTCCAGCATTTCCCGCAGCACCCGCCTAGAGGCCCATCGGCCGCGCCACTCCGGGACGATCCCCAGGTGGATGACGCCATCGCGCGAGAACAGGGCGCCGATCACTTCATCCCCACTGCACACCGCCTCCACCGTCCAGCCTTCGCAAGCCTTGAGGTAGGCTGCCCGCATTCCCGGCACCCGGCCGGAATAGGCAACCCAGCCGGCCGCTATGGCCTCTTCTCTGCGGTCTGCCAGGTGGATCACGTCACCTCACGCCCGCTGATGCGAACGACGATCTTGTTTGCCACGCCAGCAAGCCCCGAGATGAGGCCGCCCGCCTCAAGCACATGCCCGACAACCTCGGGGAATGTGTATGTCTCGCCGGCCGTCAGGGTCTTGGCGACGATCACGTTTGACGCACCTGCGGCGCCACCGCTAGGCACCAGCTTGAACGTCATCGACTGGCTTGCCGCATCGCTGTTGTATGCGGTGCATTTGTCGATGATCGTCCGCGTGCCAGAGCCTGCGGTGTAAAAGGTCGTCTCGGCGTTGGGCGCGTATTGCGCGGAAACCAGCGGCTTTGCGGTGACAGTCATGCGGAACCCCTGATCTGTAGGTCTTGAACAGCCTGAGAGAGCACAGCGATCTGCGCTTGAAGCTCGCCCAGGACGGTTGTTAGGTCTTCGATCTGCTGAGGAATGCTGGGCGGCTGCTGGCCGATCTCGTCAGCAAGCCGGTAGATCGCTTGCTTCGACTCTTCGATGCCCGCATCCTCGAACTGAGAGAGCGTCAGGTCATCCGACCCGGAGCCATCCACGCCGCCCATGCGTGCTGTGGCATCGCTGAAGTACCGATACCACTCCCGAGTGACAAACCCTCGTTCGTCCGCCAGCGGTATCTGTGCGCGCGGAAGAGTCAGCAAGCTCATGCGATCACCGCCCCGTGAATGGTCAGGGGGACGGGATCAGAGCATCGGAGCCTGAACACCCGCGAACCGCCCGCAGGACAGGTGCCAAGGGCCAGCCAGCGCACACGCTGCGCACGTTGCCCAACCACACCAAGCGAGCGACGAAGCGGGGCGCCGAACACGGCCCCGCCATCGTTGGACACCTCCAGCGTAACGAATCCCTCTGTCTCGCTGCCGGTCGTGCAACGAAGCTCCAAAGACGAGAACGTCATCGGTTCCAGGCTCGGGCTGATGAGGTGTGCCCATGTCCGCTCAAACACCAGCGGGTCACCAGCAAGCGAGGTATAGCGCCGGCTCATCCGGTAGAGCCTGGAGCCGCCTGCTACGTAGTGCTTGCCGCCGAAATAGGCGACATGTTCAACACGAGAGTTGACCCACGCACCGGAGTTCAGTTCGCCGCGCTCATGCCACAGCTTTGTGGCCGCGTCCCACACCCATGTGGTTTCCATGCCCGGAGCCCAGACGCCGACAAACTCAGAGCCGGCCTCCTGATACGTCCAGACGCGGCATTGCGTGATGTCGGTAGACGCCTCTAGCTGCTGCTCAATGGCCTGCGTGCTGATACGCACAGGTTGATAGTTCTGAAGCTGGTAGACGTATGGGCCGCCCGTGAAGGATTGGCCCACCATCACCACACCGTCGCCCATCGCGCAGGCTGCACGGTAGCCAACGGCCCCGACATCAATCGGCGTGCCCTGATACCGGGCAAACGGGAAATCAGCGCCGCCGCTGTTGATCCAAACCTCAGTGGATCGAGAGCCGATCAGATACCACTCTCGTCGGGTGACGACCTGGCTAACGATGTCGTCAGGCTGCGTGTCTGCTGATGTGAAGTCCAGCGCATCCAGCGACGTTGCGTCGTCAATCGCGCTGATGTACGCGCGCTCGGTTCCCGGCTCGACAAACAAGAAGTAGCCGTCCAGAAACTCGACCAGCTTTGAGCCGAGCCAGCCCGACGAGATGACAGATGCTGCGGTGTTCGTGTTGAGGTTCAGCACCACCAGCGTGGCCCCATCAACGACAGCCAGTTGCCCTTCCCCGTTTGCCATGGAGACAAATCCGGACGCCGATGCCAGCGAGCCCATTGCGGTGAAGGACTCAGCCGAGTCCATCTCGTACAGAGACGAACCAGCGGCCACGAAGAACCGTCCATCAGCAGCGCGGATGCCTCGCACATCGGCGCCGAAGTCATGGACAAGCTCAAGGCCCGGCGCCCGTTCTTGCACAAGCTGCGGAGCGCCGCCCTCCACTGCCATCGGGTAGCAGTTGACCGCCCTTTGAATGGCGGTCTTGCGATCCCTCAGCCACGAAGAAGGGCCGACGCACTCGATGACCTGATTGCCAGCCATCAGCGCCAGCCCGTCAAGATGTTGCCCGAGGGCGCGGCGCCGTTGATGATTCCAGGCTCACTCACCTGCGCGCCAATGCGCTTGCGCGCCGCTTTGGCAAACATCGTCACATCGGGCGGGATCGAGCCGAGCACCGGCTTTGCAACCCGCTCGGCCAGGACATCGGCCATGGCGGCTTTGTAGCCGTTGGGCATCACGTAGTCGGTGTCCAAATCGGCAAAGTCAGGGATCGACTGATGCACCCGCAGCGTGATCGTCTGACCTGTTGGTGCCGGATAGAAGTAGACCGTGGACGCGCCGTCATGGGCATAGAAACGAGGCAGGCCCGAGATACTTTTGATCCGCACCTGCTCGTGATACTGCTGCATGGTCAGCGGGTCTAGCGGGAAGTCGCCGGCCCCGTTGTTGTACGTTGCCCCGAGGATTTCCTGACCTGGGTCGATGTTTGCCCAGGTCGTCCCCAGCGTGCCGGTTGATCCGGTCACCGTGGCTGGAGAAAGAAGATCACGCCAGAGGAAGGACGCCGAGCCCGACCACTCGTCGGCAATGTCGTTCAGCGCCGTCAGGCACAGGGCCGCCAAATCAGGATCGAGCGCTTCCCCCGCACTGAGCCTGTTAAGGCGCAGCGTTAGGGCGCTGGTGATGATTTGGCGAGCCGTGGTCATTGCTGCTTCTTGGGACGGCCAGGGCCGCGCTTGGCGGGCTCTTCGGCCTGGTCTTGCTCAACGTAGGCGGGCTCGTAACCCATCTCGGTGAGCGTTTTGTGTTCTTGCTCATCGTTCGCCACGGCGAAGCCGCCAACGGCGCGATTGCTCATGTTCAGTGGGTACATAGGCACCTCAGAAAAGGGGTGAGGCCGAAGCCCCACCCCATGGCCCAGGTTAGGAAGTGCGGCGCGTGCACCATTCCGGCTTGGTCGCCTTCACCGCGTACAGCAGATCGAATCGGCTGATGAAGCGGTTGTTGGTGATGTCGAAGCCGCGCACGAAGCGCAGACTGATCGAGCCCTCGTCAGCCAGCGAGGCGTTGTAGGCCATGTCCATGCCGCCCGGGATTTCCATCTCAGGCGAGGCGAAGGTGATGGCGTCACGGTGCCACAGCAGGTTCTGCGCGTAGGCGGTCGAGGCCGTGCCGGTCTTCACCGTGATCGCGGCGTTATCGGCCGGGCGAGCGGTCACGTTCTGGAAGGCACCACCGGCGATGATGGCGGGCGACAGAATCACGGTCAGGTTGCCCGAGGCATCCGAAGCCGCATCAGCAGTCACCACGAAATTCATCAGCGCACCGGTATCAGCCTTCGTCTCCGGGTTGACCGCGTTGACGCCCGCGAGGGTGATGATGTCGCCGGCCTTCAGGCGGGTAGCCACAGCAGCAGTCCAGCCGTCAGTGACCAGCGAGGTCGTCGCCGCGTACGGGTTGTCGGTGCTGCCGCTGTTGATCGTGCCTTGGTTGGCGCCGTTCACCAGCGGAGTGCCGCCCAGCGCGCCCACAGTGTGGGTCGGCATGTTCTGCGACATCAGCAGGTCAACACCCAGTTGGGTTTGCACAACGCCGGTCTTGTACTGGTCATCCAGAGTGTTGCGCGGGTTGAACAGCGTCGAGAGACCAGCCACCACAGCCGCATTGGCGGTCGGGGTCAGCGCGGCATAGCGCATGCCGTCACGCGGACAAGCGAAGTTGTCCATCGGCACTTGGGCGTTCACCAGATCGGTCACGCTCGACGGGCCGGTGCCAGGCGTGCCAACGATGTTGTAGACATCCTTGTAGACCGACTGCGCGATGCGGTAGTCCAGCTCTGCGGCGATGCGCAGACCGGCCGGCTTCAGGTAGCGCTCGCGGAACGCCTTGTCCACGCTGCCATCATTGCGCACGGCGGTTGCCAACTCGAACGACGACACGGCGAAGTCGATACCGATTTCGGGCTGCACCGTCAGAGTCGTGGTGGACTCGGTGACATCCTGGATGTTGGCAGTCGCGCCGCTACGGATGGTGAACTGAACCGGGCGACGGACTTGCAGCGAGCTACCCGGCGCGTATTTGCCCTTCCACTTGTCATCGTGGTCGGTGTTCATGCGGCCCAGGAAGGCGCTGTTGTTGTGCGCAATGCGCAGAACCTCATTGGTGATGAGGGTCGAAGTCTGAAGGCTGTTAGCCATTTGAAAGCTCCTAGCGCCTCACGGCGTATGAGTTGGGTACTTAGACGCGCCCGTATCGCTCGTTTGCCCACTTCAGGTAGGCCTTGGTGTCAGAGGGCGGGCGGTCGGCGGTGTTGCCTGCGCTTCCCCGTACAGGCTGTAGCGGGGTTGCGGCTTTGCTCGGCTGCGGTTTGTCCTGCTTGGGAGCCGTTAGCTTTGCTTCGATCTTGGCGAGTGCCCGACCAGCCTGAAGCGGCGACATGCGCGCGATGCGCTCTGCCTCTTCGGCGTTGTCCGGGTCAATGAGGTAGCGCGCTAGCTCGGCGGGAGCCTCAGAGGCTGCGACCGCAAATTGCAGGTCTGCGCTAAACCCCAGGTCATCGGCAAGGGCGTCGGTGACTTCTTGGAAGTCGTCGCCTAGCGCCTTGCGCATGCCCGAAACGGCCTTTTGCAGTTCGCGCTGCTGCTCTGCTTCGCTCGCCAGCTTTTGGGCCAGCTTCGGAAGCTCTGCGCGCGGAATGCGGACTACGCTCGGGTCTTCTTCGGTACTGGTTTTATCACCAGTGTCCGTAGATTGCAAGTTATTCTTTTGCAGCCGTTCGAGTTCGGCCCGAATCTGCGCCGCTTCTGCCCGCGCTTGTTCGCGCTGCTCCACGATGCGATTGATTCGGCGCCGCTCTTTGGCTAGCTCTTTCTCCAAAGGATGCCGCTCGGGCTTGTCCTCTTTGGTCTGCTGGCCCTCCTGATTTTCATCAGCGGGCGCAGCATCGGTTTGCTGTTCGCCCGCCCCTGCGACTACCTCGGGGGTGGTCACTTCTGGCAGTGCGGTTTCGTCGGTCATGTCGGGACGCCTCTCGGCGTTGCCTTCCGCTCAAAGCCCGGAGCGTTTCGGGTGCCGGCACTCACCGGCAGGGGATGGGAATGGACTGCAATACCGCGTTGGTAGGATGGCCGCTCACCACATCGGGAGAGAACATGGCCTGCCTGCAAATCCACGGAATCGCGCGCTGGGCGTACCTGCACAAAGTGCCGGTCCTGCCGTTCGCGCTCAAGGTATTCAACCGCCTCGTCTTCGGCGTCGTGCTGCCGCCCGAGGCCGACATCAGCCCGCGCTGCGTCATCGGGTACGAGGGCCTGGGCACCGTGGTGCATCGGGACGCAGTGATCGGCGACGACGTGATCGTGGGCCCTGGCGTCACCCTGGGCGGCCGATCCGGCAAGGAAGGCGCGCCGCACATCGAGCGCGGCGTGATGATCGGCAGCGGCGCCGCCTTGCTCGGCCCCATCCGTGTCGGCGAGTACGCGCAGATTGGCAGCAATGCCGTGGTCATCACCGACATCCCGGCGTATGGCGTGGCGGTGGGTGTGCCGGCCAAGGTCGTGCGCATTGAGACGCCCGAGACGGTCACGCGGTACACCTGATCAGCGCACGCTGACGAATGGGGCCGCCGTGCGCGGCCCCGGCGTCAGGACCAGACTGCGGGTCTTGCTGCTGCCGTCATAGTCGGCCTCGGTCGCCAGCCAAGTGCTGGCATCGCAGTGAATCCAGAGCCGGCCCTGCGTGTCCATAAAGAAGCCGCGCGGGACCATTCCTGCGCGGCAGGAGAGCTTGGCAATGCGCGTCCACGACCCGCCAACGTAATCGGCCTGGAACAGGTCAAGATACGGGTAGGAACCAAATGCGATGGACGCGCAGAAGGTCAGGTAGAAGTCGCCGTAGGCGGCTGACTGCACGCCGATGGCGGGCGGTACGTTGTTGATGCGATCCACTGGCGCCACGCTTACCACATGATCCAGCGAGCGCGGCAGTCGCGTTGCCACGTAGGCGGTTGACGTTGTGTCGCTGGTTTCAGTGTCCGCGTCGGGGATGCTGTAGATGTAGTCCGGGCTGAAAAACAGGTCTGTGTAGCGGGCCAGCTCAGTGCCACCCAGCACCTTGTACCCCGCGGTCGCCGCGATGGTCGCAGCCGTGGCATTGGCCGCCAC